CCAAATCATCACGCTTTCCAACACGAAGCAACTGAGTCTCCTTCGTATATTTAGTCAACCAATAACGCGTAAACCATGTCTTACCAGCTGAACCTTCGGAATCCACTCGGAAATGCACTGTGCGATCGTCTGGATCGGCTAATAGTATTGCTTCAAGATCTGACTGCCATGGGCGAAGATCTCCTTCAACATGGAGAGGAATCGGACACAGCAAGCGAGACATCTGAAGAGCAGCCACCCGGTAACGACCGTAAAGAGAAGGGAATTCCAAGCAAATCTCCGTTTCAGAAGGGGGGATAGTGCGGGAGAGCAACCATGTTTGGTATCGCTCCCACTGGCACTTGGTTCCAACACTAGGCATAGCACCATATTCATCGTAGTCACCATCCTTTTTACAATAGTCCGAAGCTTGCTTTTCAGTACCCTGTGTAGCTTCTAGATGCATGCGATCATTTAGGATTGCTTTGGCTTGGCGAAGGGATTTGCGGTCAGAGAACCAGACAAAGCCTTGGAGGTGGGGGGTCCCAGATTCACCGATTTCGCGACCGACGACGGCGTACTGGACGTGTTCCGACTGGAGGACATCAACGAGCGACGTCTTCTCCCCCTCGGTGGGGTTGTTGAGGGTGAAGCACCACTTCTTGACACCGGATGGCATGGTTGCTCAATGACTTCGGGCCGCATGGCCGTGGCGGTCCTGGGAAAAACGGGACTGGAGAGCGAGCCGGGTAGGTTATGGGCCGGGCCGGAGGCCGGGATGAGGAGGGTAATACTGGACCTCCTCATAACCTAATATGCCAGGTGCGTGGGCTAAGTTTGCAGAAGACGCGAAAAAAACTGCAAAAGACGAGTGGGATAGTCTTACACAGTTATATCGTGATATATCAACTGACACGAGGGATTTCATCGACGCTGAAACACATTACTCCGATTATAGTAGTCCACAGCGTGTTCAACAAAAACCTTCACAAGTAACTCCATCGCCACACCAGCGTGCTCGATTGCCTATACCTATTCAAGCGCATCCTGCACCAACACAAACCATGGCTTACCGTCGTAGACGTTACGGATTCAAAAAAAGAGGCATGCGTCGCCGTTTCCGTCGTGGAAGGCGCCGTTTCCGTCGTAAGGCGAAGTGGGGAACTCGTGTTCGTCGTGCTGCTATTCGCATGGGCGAGTCGAAACGAAACCAAGAACATGAGAATGGAATGAGAATTGCCACAAAGTATCCGAGTGACTGGACAGCGACTGCTTCCAGATTCAAAAATCGGGTGTATTACCGTGAGTTGTGTGACATGTCGCATATCACCGATGTCTCAACTGCCGAGAGTCAGAAAACAAGACGCAAAGGAACCTTTGTATGTGCCACTGGATTGAAGTTAAATATCTCCTTCAAGAATATTTTGACTGGTACTGGTGTTGAGGAACCGCAGCCTGTCTTCGTGAGGATGATCCTGGGTTACAAACGTCGTGATCGTCAGTCTCAAGCTACCTTCGAGGGATCGCCTGCACAAGATTGGGATAAAGATGCCGTTAAGATTTTCAAAGAAATCGAGACAGAGCATAATGTGCCATTGTGGCAGTTCCGTGACAGTGCCGGATTGAACAGTTACCATGTGATGCAAGCACCATTGGATCGCCATTACGTGAAGGTGTGGAAGGATTATAAATTCCGTTTGTTGGCTTCGAATGTGCAGGATACAGCGCAAAACATTGCCCATATGAAAATTTGGTTGCCCTTCCGGAATCGTCCAATTAAATTTGAGAATGATACAGCTGCCGATGCTGAAGACACCAACTGGTGGCCGTGCATGTGGATTTATGCCTGCTCTGCTGAACAAAACGATATTCCAGCAGGAACCATTGCCGAAGACAAGGAACTCCTGAACGTGGATTGGCACTCTACTCTATATTTCCGAGACCCTTAGTAATGTTAGGTTGATTCTTTATCTGTTACAATCATTGTGTATGTTAGTTTAGGTTTCTGTCGTGAGGTTCTGCACTCACTCGCTAGTAATCAGTGCGCATATGGCGAAGTCTGGGTCGACGACCTTGCATACGAAATAGGCGGCTAGTGCCAGTGCGATAAAAGCGAATGCGAATGCGCCTCTGCAGGGCTGGAGATAGACTATTGTAATAAAGTATAGACTGTAGGCTAGACATTCTAAGACGACGTTGAAATGCTGCATAGTTTCTTGCGTAACGCGTAAAAAACCTGTTTAATACTCGACCTGATCTATAACGTCGGCGAGTTAATGCTGAACCTGGTAAAAAACGTCGTCGTCGGGATAACACAAATCTTCTCATACTTCGATAACGTCGTAACGATCCGCGGACAATGCGTCCATATCAGGGAATTCGTTAGTAAAACAAATAACGTGTGCCTTGTGGTGCAAGAGTTTAGTCGTGGAGTCATATTTTGGGCTGAAGACAACCCGGTCCTTCAACTGCTCCAGGATGGAGTACTGGAAATGCTCCAAAGATCCCCTGGGACAATCAAAGAAATAATATTTTTTCGTTTCATCAATTGCGTGAGCCAAATCATCACGCTTTCCAACACGAAGCAACTGAGTCTCCTTCGTATATTTAGTCAACCAATAACGCGTAAACCATGTCTTACCAGCTGAACCTTCGG